CAATCGGCACCAGCCGCGCGCAATGCACCACGCGCCCTGGATGCCAACTGTCTTTCCTCTCCGCTTGCATACAGATGAATTTTACTCGCATCGATTGTTCCTTCTGTCGGTTCGTTGTCAGCGTGTTGCTGACTTAGTAGCCTTTGAGAGATCCACGATCGAAGATTCGCCGCGGCAAAGCCCTACTCGCGTCGCCTCCCGCCTGTGTTACTACTGATCCGGCCGCCGCTCCCGGTTCCACGTTGTCGTTCGCCAAACCCAGCGTCACTTCGCCGCGCGCCACCCGCACTAGTAATTCGACCGCGTCTTCGTAACGCTTGCGTGCGTCCGCCAGATCATGGAGTGGCCGCAGCGATTGCAGCCGATACATCGCGATGTCGCACGCCAGCCGCGCGAGTACCGCCGGCGGATCTGCCAGTGGCAGCGCGAACCGGCTCTCCAGGTATCCGTCGATTTCCGCTGACGCGTCGCCTAGCGCCTGCTGCAGGACCGCCGCGTTGACCGTTGTCTGCGTCGGATCCTCATTACTCAGTTGCACGAGGTCCCGGTTCGGATACCTGGCCGTCATGTCGTTTGCTGTTGCGTATGGCACGGTTGAATGATCCTGTTGTCAGTCTGAGCTTGCCGCGATCTGATATCTCTCCGCGGTCTTGATACTTAGTGCGTTCCCGTTATTGATTCGTGCGCCTAGGACAGATACTCACTCACGATCAGCGTCGCCGTACTCTTCCAGATGTTGCTGGTCGTCACGCTCGAACTCCCGCCGGCGCCTACCATGAAATCCGCATGCAGTAGCTGCGCTCCCACCTCCTCGAGTGCCGGCGGTACTACCAGGTAAACGTCATTCGGGCTCGTCAAGGCTCCGAACGGCAAACCCGCATCCGTCTTTATCGACCGCATCGCCGCCCGTGCTGCGCCGTAATTCGACGGTACGCTCAGGTCCGTATTGCTCGCATATGCGAGTTGCCAGAGGCCCACGCCGGTGTTCGCCCGCCCATCCACTCCGAAGCGAAACTCGCGCCGCGCAAATACCGCCTCGTCCGTCAGCGTGTTCATCCGCGTCATCGCGTACTCACGGCGTAGTTGAAAAATGAACGGCCGCACCGCCCGCGACGCATCCAGCAAAAACCAGTACGGCCCCGACCCTGAGGTATTTACATTCGAGGCGACCGTGTCTCGCGCGTCGCCCGACGCTCCCAGCGGCCCAACCGGATGTGCCGCCGAGAAAAACGGCTGCCCGTCGAAGCCAATCACGCTGGACGGCGTGGTCACCGCGTTCTTGATCATGGAGAACAGCAGTGAGTCCGGATGCACCTTGGTGTCCCATCCCAGTTGCTCGATCACCGGCTCGTACACGCCGTAAGTATCGTCTTCGATATCGTTTCGGCTGATGCTGATCGTGTCCTCGAAATCCTTGTTCACGATCGTGTAGCTATGCGCCTCCAGCGCCTGGATCACGCGCTCTCCCAGCCATTCGCGAAATTTTGTCGTCCGTCCCAGCCACGGGTACGTCGTCTGACGCGAGGCCGATCGCACTACCGTCGCGACCTTCTCATAGTACGACGGCGGCTTGTCGAAGCCGCGCTGAAATATCACATCGAATCCCGTGAATAGTGCGGTCAGGTTTCCCGTGGTTATTTCCATTGGTTCCTACCCTGATTAGGGTCGCTCGGTTGCGAAGCTGAATGTGATTTGCCCGCCCTCGGGCATCTTCGGTCGCGGCTGAATTACTCAGTCAGGCCTGTGCGATCTTTCAGACCGCCGCGGTTGACTGGTGCCAGAAATCTATCCACACCTGTCCGCTCGGATCGATCGCCGCGATTCTGCCCGCAGCACTCCGCGTCGGTGCACCCCAGTTGTAATCGGTGAAGACCGTCGCCGCCGCCGCGATCCCGCCCCCGCTGATCAGCATCAAAAGCCCCGCTTCTGCATCCACTATGTAGTCGGCACCTTCGACGTAAACCGTTCCCCCGCCCGACGTGCTATGCACCTTCACCTTCGCGACGCCCTCATGACCGAGGCTCACGATCTGCGCCGACGTCGCCGCCGGAAAGGTTGTCGATTGCGCCACGACCGCCGTCGCCGCGCTGCCGTCGCTCAGCGAAACCGAGTTGTCATCGACCGCAAACGCCACCAGCCCCACCTGCGCCGCGCCAATCGATCCGTCGTCCACCCCGTACATGAACACTCCGCGTCGCGCGACGATCGAAATCGCTCCCGCCGCTCCGGGGTTGTTTACCGCGTCCTGCCCGGGGATGCCGCTGCTCACCATCTCGGCGCGGCCGAGAATCTTCAGTCCCACCGTGCTCGCCGCCGGTGTTGCATTGCCGTTTGCATTCAGCGCGACGATGCTTCCCAGATATACGGTCGTGTTCGCTTCGACTGGGTAAACCAGCGTCCTTCCGCCATCCGCCAGTTCCGGGGTATTGCGTGAATTAGTTAATGCCGCCATCGTGTTAGCCTTTCGCCCTCAACCCGGTTGGTGCTGTGTATTGAATGAGTAATCGATTCGGCCGTGGACGCCCGTCAAATGACTATTCCGGATTTGCCGTTAGAAAATCGTCCCGGAAGTTCCGCCGTCGCAGATATTCCTGAGGCCGCAGTCCGAGCCGCGCGCATACGGTTAGCTCTGTTCGCGTTAACGCGGTGCCCGCGCGGCTCCCGTCGTCGTTCGCGTCGTAGCGATCGTTGCGGCCGGGCCGTCCCGTGGTGGGCGCGCCCGCGAATCCCGCTGCCCCTCCGATTACCGTGGGCTGACGTGCCACGAAGTCCTCGAAGCCGCGCAAGTTCGCCTGGCAGTATGCGATCGCCCACTCGCGTTGCGCCGGCACTATCTTGCCGGCCTTCATCGCCGCGTCCACTCGGAATCCCGCAAGCTCCCGCGCACTCGCTGCCCGTAGCTGATTCAGCTCGGTCAAGGCGCTCTCGAATTGTGCGATCGGCACATAGTGCGCCGGGTCCGCGATCGTTGCGCTGTCCACAACGTGCGCGCCGCCGCTCTGCGCCGCCGCCTCCACATGTCCGCCCTCGCTCTCGTACTTCAGATTGCGTACTTCAGTGACTATCTGTTCCGCGGTAGCGTTGTCGCCGAGTCCGAACAGCTCGCGTAACTGCGTGCCCAGATCCTCCACTTCGGCCTCCTCTTCTTGATTCAGCTCTCGTGCGCCTTCGTCGCTCATTCCTCGAGAGGGGTCCGTCTGACTATTCGCTTTATGATCCGCGCGCGCCGAAATCGCAGTCAGATAGAGATTCGGATTATTAGTAAGTGCCGCACGCAGCAGTCGTTGTACTTCGCCGTCATGTGAGTATTCGAATACCGGCGAGATGTATCGATATTCGTGCGTTACGACCGCCGCTGCGCCGTGGCGTGTCCATTCCACCTCTCCCCATAGTGCGCCTTTGCGTACTTCTATCCCGCGTATCCATCCCGCTGCCGGTGCTGGCCGTCCCACCGGCGCCGCAAAGTCGGTCGCGTGGTCGTAGTCGATCGGCAGGCCCGCTTCCATCCGCAACCCGTCCGTCGCCGCGATCACCGCTGCTGGATTCGACAGCCGAAAGGGTCCGCGCCCGTCTCGCCCGGCGAAGTCTCCCGCCGGCAGCAGCTCGATCCACTTCGGCGCGCTCCGATGATTGCCGAGCGCCGTTCCGCTCACACCGATCTCGTGGGCGGCGCCGCGCCCGACTTCTTCGTTGATTCCCGCCTTCATCTTGGGTAGTTGTGACATAGTCAGTTCCGGTTCGTCAGGGTGAAATGCTTCATTATTCCTTATAGTCAGTAAAAATGCCGCGACCTCTAGTGCTGTCGTGCTCCAGCCGCCTCAAGAATCGACTCGTTCGCCGCCGCCATGGGCAAGCCCAGGCGTTCCAGCACCGTCTTCTGCGCGATCCTCACTCCACGATCGGCGAGTTCCGCCACGATGTTCGCGAATGCTTGATCGTCCTGGTCGCTTGGCAATACTAACTCAAGCCGCGGATACCGCCTTTGCGGGCCGGCGTTTAGATCGACGATCGGCCTTATCAGATCGCGCGTCAGCGTCTCTCCGAGTCGCCGTGCATCCGCCGCCAGAATGTCCCGCCGCACCTCGTCATGTACTTGCGCCGCCGCCCGTGAACCCGCGCCCCGTGGGAGGTCGGTAGTCAGTGTCTGTCCTAGTACCGCCTTACTCACTTGCCGATCCAGATA